CATCCAGACGAAAAGCGGCAACACCTTCTTCATTGTCATCGACTACGATGCGCCGATCAACGAAGACGAGGAACAGTACCAGACGTACTTCCTGAACATGGTCGATGAGAGCGATCTGCTTGCACTGCTGGATGATGACACTGCGGCGGCTCTGACCACCTGTAACTGCAAGGAAAAGTGCGCTGCCGGTCAGGTCAACACCGACTGCCCGGTCTGCAAGACCAACATGAGCGAATGCACCGGCACAGCTCTCGCTACACCTGAGCCGGACAAGGATGCGGAAACCGATGTCCCCGCGCCCAAACCCGAAAAGAAGTCCAACGTCGGCATGATCCTCGTCATCTTTGCCCTTGCCGGTGCTGCGGGTGCAGCCTATTACTACATCAAGTTCGTCAAGGGCAGAAAGCCCAAGGATGAGGATATGGACTTCTTCGACGATGAAGGCTACGAGGAAGAGCCGTACATCAACGAGGATGAAGAGCCGCAGATCGCGGAGGATGCCGAAACGGAAGGTGATGAAGATTGATCTTAGTCATTGCTGAAAAGCCCAGCGTCGCCCAGTCCATCGCAAAGGTGCTGGGCGCGACATCCCGCAAGGACGGCTACATGGAGGGCGGCAATTACATCGTTTCGTGGTGCTTCGGTCATCTGGTGGAGTTGGCAGACGCCAGCTCCTACGATGAGCGGTATGCCAAGTGGCGATATGACGATCTGCCCATTGTTCCGGAAAGCTGGATGTTTAAGGTCACGAAGGACAAAACACAGCAGTTCAAGGTGCTGTCTTCTCTCATGAAGGACAAGCGCGTCACCGAGCTTGTCTGCGCAACCGATGCAGGGCGCGAGGGTGAACTGATCTTCCGGCTGGTCTACAACAAAGCCGGATGCACCAAGCCCTTCAAGCGTCTGTGGATCAGCTCGTTGGAGGACTCCGCCATCCGCGAAGGCTTCAACCATCTCCGGGACGGCAAGGAATATGACCGTCTCTATGAAGCGGCACTCAGCCGCTCGAAGGCAGACTGGATTGTCGGCATCAACGGCACCCGCCTGTTCACCACGCTTTATCACAAAAAGCTGGTGGTCGGGCGCGTCCAGACGCCGACCCTTGCAATGCTGGTGGAGCGTGACGGGAAAATCTCCACATTCCAGAAGGAGAAGTATTTCAACGTCCACGTCGGCAAGGGCGATCTGACCGCCGATCTGGAAAAGGTCAAAACCGAAGAGGAAGCAAAAAGAATTGCGGCGGCTTGCGAGAAAAAGCAAGCCGTCATTTCTTCTCTCAAGCAGGAGACGAAAACCGTCAATCCTCCGAAGCTCTACGATCTGACCACCTTGCAGCGCGAGGCGAACCGCTACTACGGCTTCACTGCCCAGCAGACGCTTGATCTCGTTCAGACGCTCTACGAAAAGAAGCTACTGACCTATCCGCGCACGGACAGTCAGTTCATCACGGATGATATGGAGGACACCGCCCGTCAGGTTATTTCCATCGTCTGCCGCCAGCTTCCGCTTTTCTCCGGCGTTTCGGTCACTCCGGACATTTCCCGCGTAACCGACAACAGCAAGGTCACAGATCACCATGCCATTCTCCCGACCGTCCAGCTTGAAAAGCAGGATGTTTCCGCACTCCCTCAGTCGGAGCAGAAAATTCTCAATCTTGTCGGGATGCGCCTTCTGTGTGCGACCGGCGAGAAGCACACCTACGCAGAAACGCAGATCTCGCTCTCCTGCGAGGGCTACGAGTTCAAAACCAAGGGGAAGACCGTCGTTCAAAACGGATGGAAAGCCATTGAAGAGCTGTTCAAGGCTTCCCTCAAGACGAAGGAAAAGGATGATCCCATGAAGTCCCTGCCCGAAGTCCATGAGGGCGATGTTCTGGATGGTGTGTCCGCCAGCGTCACCGAACACTTTACGACACCCCCGAAGCAGTACACGGAAGACACGCTCCTGTCTGCGATGGAGACTGCCGGAAACGATCAGTTTGACGATGACACCGAGAAGAAAGGTCTCGGCACTCCCGCAACCCGCGCCGGTATCATTGAAAAGCTGGTAAAGTCCGGCTTTGCTGAACGCAAGGGCAAATCCCTCATTCCCACAAAGGACGGCTGCAACCTTGTCTGCGTCCTGCCGGAACAGATCACTTCTCCCGCAATGACGGCGGAATGGGAAAACACGCTCATGGAGATTGAACGCGGCAAGGCAGATGCGGACGCCTTCCTCAGCGGCATTGTCCGGATGACCGGGGATCTCGTGAAAGCCTATCCCTTCCTCTCCGATGCCGAAGCCCAGCGTTTCGGCACGGGCAAGGAGGAAATCGGCAAATGTCCCCGCTGCGGCTCTCCGGTCTACGTCGGCAAGGGCAATTTCTACTGCTCGAACAAGGAATGCTCCTTCTGCCTGTGGGAAGACAACAAGTTCTTTTCCAGCAAGAAAAAGAAGCTGACCAAGAGGATTGCAAAGGAGCTGCTGGACAAGGGCTGGTGCCGCGTGACCGGGCTTTACACGCCGAAGAAGCCTCAGCTCTACGATGCGGTGATCCGGCTGGATGACAGCGGCGGCAAATACGTCAGCTTCAAGATGGAGTTTGACCGATGAACCGTCCGAAGTATGTTGCCTCTTGCAGCGGAGGCAAAGACAGCGTAGCGACGCTCCTGCTGGCAGCACAGCACAATGAGCCGCTGGACGAGGCAGTTTTCAGCGAAGTCATGTTTGATCAGGACACAAGCGGTGAAGTCCCGGAACACCGGGACTTCATCTATGACCGGCTCAAGCCCTTCTGCGAAAAGGAGCTGGGCATCAAGTTCACCATTCTCCATGCAGACAAGACCTACGATGACGTATTCCATCATGTCATCACCCGCGGACCGCACAAGGGCGAGGTTCGCGGCTTTGCATGGGCTGGTATGTGTGCAGTCAATCGTGACTGCAAAATCCCGCCAGTCCGCAAGTACAATGCCGCACTCTCGCCGGACACTGTGAGCTATGTCGGCATCGCGGAGGATGAGCCAAAACGCCTTGCTCGTCTGGATGGCTTGAAGAAGGTCAGTCTGCTTGCCAAATACGGTATGACCGAGGCGGACGCCTACAAGCTCTGTCAGGAACACGGGCTGCTTTCCCCAATCTACGCTCACTGCCGAAGAAACGGCTGCTGGTTCTGTCCCAACGCAAGCGACTTGGAGCTGCTGCACATGGTCACAAAGCACCCGGATATGTTTGACCGGCTGATTGAATGGGAGAACGAGGATAACATCTTCCATCGTCGGATGACGCGCAGA